ATACAATGCACCTCCGCAGAATCCTGCAAGAATGTTCCACGGATACATGTTCATAGACATTAATGCATACATGACCATGAAGCAGGCAGTGCCTGCCCATTGGATCATATCATTCAATTTCATAACTCAACACCTTCACGATCAATATTAAAGCTCAACTCTTGGAACTTCTTGTACATGCGATAGACTTCGCGTTTGGCAGTAACCATACCTTGTGCAATCAAGTCCTCTGCGGTTCCATCTGTAAGTACCTCACGAGCGTCCTCATAGAGGCACCCTCCTAAATACTCGCTAGCCAGTTCATGTCCATCTACTAGTATACGAACTCGCAACATGAACCACTCATACTTGCCGCTGTCAATATCATTGTAGAGTGCTTGTTTACTGGGAAAGCACTCTGACAGCTGATCCCAAGGATCAATATCTTCGTAGGTCTTTTCCACGATAACAAAGAACCCTTCGCGGTCAAAACTGCCAATTTCATCGTAGTGGCGTGTCATTATGCAAACTCCTTGTCTTCAACTTTGTTCAACATGTTAGCAGGCACTTTCCACAGACCGTTGATTGTTTTAACGGTTACGTATTTGATAGCGATCTTAAACACAACACCAGTGACATTCCTGCCTGTCTTTGAGCTGGTAAAGTTAACGTTATCACCAATGCTCAAGTTGCGTTTGTTCTGCTTGCCCAATAGTGTTCGGGCGAACTTGACAGCATCGATAATGGTGTTCAGTTCATCATTGGAGAATGTTCCCGAAACAATTGCACGATTAAGTTCTTGAATGTTCATATCAGCTCCTTTGTTAGTGTAGAACAATTATAACACGGTTTTACCAAAAGGTCAACTGATCGTTGCAATAACCCTATCAGCCGCAGGGTTATATTTGAAGAACATCTTTTCGCTGTCAGTGCCGCCTAATACCCAGTGAGTGATCCTGTAGCAGAACTCGCCACCGTTGGTCAAGCCCAGGAACTCTGCGCCCCTAATGTCCATATCAATCCTGCTGGCCTTAGCGATGGACTTGATATCCTCAAGAGGGAGGTCAATCATTCGACGGATGTTTTTTGCTGTGATCATTCCTGCTCCTTTGTGTTTAGTGTAAGTGTAAGTGTATATTATAGCACCGGTTTTACCGTTTGTCAACCTAAATCAGCATGAAGGGCTGGATCTCTGGGATACCTTCCATGCTTTCGCCCATCTCTTCCGGTGTGTTGAATGAAGTACTGAACACTGGCATAGCGTCATCTACATCGCCGGCATAGACCATAGCGGGCAGGGCCAACTGCTCAGGTGTTAAGGTTTCAATGAATGCTTTGAGTTCTTGGTAGGTAATCTGCATGTCTGCTCCTGTTCGTTTAGTGTACGTGTGTAGTATAGCACAGGTTTTACCGTTTGTCAACCACTGAATGAATACGGATTACGAATCCAGTTGTATCCTTCTTAGCACGACCCTTAGCCTTAAGACCCAGCATAATGCCTTTAGGATCCAAAAAGCGCAGGTCTGTTTCGTCTGCACTAGGAACGCCTGCTGGAATCTCATCGTAGACTGCAACCACGCTCATGCCCTGCAGGAGTGCTTCTGCTACATCTGCGTCATTGCCGTCTGCTTTAGAGAACGTCAAGTGGTAGTTAGGATATTGTGCAACCTTACGACCCAGGACCTTTGTATAGTCGTAGAACTGAGTGGTAGGGAACAATTGAAACAGGTTCATGCCTGTAGTGCCCACTTCGTATTTCTCCCAGCTCAAATCGCTCGTGCCATTCAAACGGAACACGGGGATCAAGCCCTGCTTGTCAGCGAACTTCTTTGCTTTGATGATGTCATTGTAGAGATCCTTCATAAAGCCATCGCGATCGTTGAAGAAGTATTCAGTCTTGCGAATACGTGCCTTTTGGATTGTATTGGTCGTCTCGCCTTTGCGGAACATGCCGCCACGACCGGCAGTATTAAGGCAAGCGGCTGTACAACCTGCGGTGCGCTTGGGGCAAGTCTCTTTGCCGCTAAGTGTAGCAGGCGCAAGATGCAGGATGAAGCTGAGGTAGCCCAACTTGGTACCCTTTTGGATCTTAGGATTTGCTGTAGATAGCAGTTTAAACATCATCGCTCCTTGTTAGTGTAAGTGTATTATAACGCCGTTTTACCACTATGTCAACTAATACCCGTTCAATCTCCACGGGTATCAGTATTCAATGCAGGCTTAACCATTCTACGGATCTCAACTTCACGACGATGTGCTTCTGCTTTGCCGCGTATGACTTCATGCACATAGACAGCAATCTCGCTCTTGTCGTTGAGCTTACGCAGTTCAGCGCATAAGAGCCAGTTCTTGTCCTCAGTCTTAGCACGATAAAAGTGTTTAGCGGCACGAGCCAAAACACTCTTGTTCACCGTGCTCTCAGTCTTTGCAGTGACACCTATATAGTTCTTGCCGTTGACGACAAGCTCGTATATGATGTGATTGCGATCTGAGCGCTTTTTACGAGTTGCAGTTTCTTTGTTCATGTGTGTATTATAGCAAGTTTTTACCACATTGTCAACAATACCCGACCATTCTATCTGTGTATAAAAAGCCACACTTGACGGCACTCCAAAACGAGCATATAATACAAGTACAAAAAGCAAAAGGACCCGAAAGTCCTTTGCCAGTACTATAGTATGCAAGTCACATCTATAGTCCCGATCAGCATGTTCCTGCTCAAAGAGCGAGCCTTAACCAGTTAGAGAAGCGGTCGCTGATTCGTATAGTATACGCAGAGTCTAAGACTTTCCTGCTCAATTAGCTTCTTCTGAGCTCCCAGACTCTAACCTCCTGCTCATTTGTGCTAACATATATCACCTATACTACGGTTTAAAACTTATATAGTATGGTGCGATCTCTGTGAGTCGAACACAGCACCAATGGATTATGAGTCCACTGCTCTAACCAACATGAGCTAAGATCGCACTATACTATATACATAGATCACACTATATACATCGTATACGAGTACTTATTATACACTATATACAACCTTTGAGCAATGTGAGCTACCGTGGAGTGTGGTTAAAAAGCCATGAAAAACGGTGAAATATTGACCATAAATTGGCTCAAAATGCCACAGAATGGCTCCAGAATTCGCAGGTTTCGGGGTAAAAATGAGACCAATTTGGCGGGAAATCCTAGGGCTACCGTAGAATCATTCTGGCTATCATGGAGAGGTTAAAGTCAAATGGTTCCCACCGTTCTCCCACCGTTTCTTCATTCTTTCCCACCGTAGCCGCGCTCTCTATACAGCGGGGTATTACCTATATACAGAGTCTTACCTTATAGCCAGTTGGGCCTACAGCGGGGTATTTGTGTATAGTGTATATAGTGCTTTGCTGGGTCGCTGTTGTAGAAACTCTCAATTCAGCTACAGCGGGGTATTCACTATACTATAAGTAATGCATATATGTATAAAACACTACTCAGCGTTGTTCTTGCTTTGTCTATTACTGCTTGTGCTACTAATAATAATGTCACTGACGTCACACATGATCCCTATACTGCTGCTCTTGCTGACATTACCACTACAGAGATTGGACTACATCATGGACTACGTGAAGTTAATCCCTTGGGAGTATCGGGTTCTTTGGTCTTTAAAGGTCTATACTTATTTGAGATTAGACCCGGATTGAGTAGTGACAAGTTGGCTCAAAGTGATCGTCTTGCCAGCAGTATTTGGTATGGTGCCGCAGTAAACAATCTGGTTACCGTTTGGTTTCCCGTTACTGGATTGGGCTTATTCGTGGGCGGTTTGGTTGGATACACCATATACCAGCATTGAGTTTGTGTATATAATATAGTTTGTGTACTATATAAGATCTAGTCGCTCTTTGGGTAGCTTATGGCAGTTTCTTATATATGTGTATATTTTATCTGGGCAGTATGCGATCAAGATCCCAGAAGTTTACTTGATCTACGTGGAATCGTATGCTAAACAGCAATCGCAATTGGGCCGCTTCTACCAGTATTCTGTGGGGGATGTTCACACGTACCAGAGTGGGCTGTGAACATGGGCTGGTCCATTGTGCTAGGAAGTCGCAGTCTTCTACTAGGGGGAAGGTGCCACTGCCCGGGCCTCCTTTGAGATCGCTTTGTCTGCCTTGTGTCAGAGCAGTTCCGTCTCGGGGTAACCAGTATTCAAAGCGCCAGTAGCTGGGCGTGGGATCACGATATACCCAGTTTATAGCGCCCTCAATCCATGTTGGATCAGTACCGTCTGTGTGTAGATCCCCCACATATGGGCCCTGTGTTAGAAATAGCTGTACATCGCGTAGGCTGGATTTCAAGCCCAGGCTGTCAAATTGATCCAGGGTTTCTTTGCTAAGAGCCAGCTCGGGCCTAAAGGTGTGCAGTATGGTGTGCGTGTTATAGGGGTTGTAGGGTGGGAATTCGAAGTTGGGATTCAGGGTTATGGCCAAATTGGGTATGACTCGAAATACGCCCTCACGCCCTTGAATTGCTCGAACTTGATCAAGTTGTAGATCGTAGTCTGTGCCGTTTGATTTGCCTGTTTGATCACTCATATATACATGTAAAATTATTTATCGAGGTCTTTTAGGGCTCGAATCACACGGTTAAAGT